AATACGTGCCCAACGCAAAAGATTCCGGGTGTGAATAACTATCTGCAAGGCCTTGAATTGGTCACTATGTTTTGCCCTTATGAATTGTGATCTATGTAACAAGAACCAACCTCTAAGAGCTTTCGAACTCGACTCCGGGTGGATCCTCATTTGTTGGGATTGTGACCCTCGGTCTGAGTGGTCTTTTTTCTGACTCGCCGCGCCAACCCCACGCTTCTCGTCAAGTTTTTACACGATAGGTGAAATATTTGAAGCGGATCCCATTATCCGCAGACATAAAACGCAGGGCGGATCGGCTGCATAATTCCATTCCCGTTCGAATCTAGTTCGACGTACTTTTGGTCGACTACCTGTTCCCTTTTGACCTGTTGTGAGTCCTACATAGCATCTGACAGTTTTCTGCTGAAGTCTTTCCGCCCTTGCTCCATGGTGAAACATGGTCAGCGTCCATTTCCTCAAACTTCCAAAGTTTCGCCTGGTTTGCTTCATGACCTAGAGCACAAAAAGCGCAGTTAGATTTTCCAGCTGCTTCGGCTTCGCTGGTCTGCTTCTTGTATGCCGATTGAGCAACAGGCTTATCGAAAATACGAATGTTGAGAAGCTTTGTATCGGTTGAGCCACCGAGCACGAACTCAAAGATCCCCTTGCGGTTTTTTACATAGCCATCGGCATAAAGTGCCTGGACTTTGTTAGACACCTCGTCGAGGCTATAAGGCCTTGAGTGATATTGCTCATAAAGCCGACCCCACTCCAAGCCTCGCATTTCGCTCTCGACATCTTTAAAGACTGACGAAGCCCAGTCAATGACGGTGTTGAAGTAGGTCTTTACTTCGTTGATTTGGTTGTCATTCCGGTGGCCGGACATGTAGCCGCCGATGTTGTCTTTACCTTTACTCACCCATTCGAGTGCTCTCTCCCAATAATCCTGCCGAAGAGCAGAGCCTGAAACATAAGAACCCCATTTAGCGGTGTTAGCGTTCTGGCTGCTGCTGAATTCAGCCTTGCCAAGAGTAGTGAAAGATCCCGAATAAACAGCGTTCAAAAGTTCCTGGTCATTCAATTCGACGCCAACAGTGTTTATGGTTCTGAACCATTCCTTGATTTCGGTTTCGGTGCCTTCACACTCATAGACCAAAATCTCAGAGTCGAGAATCTTCTCTTGCTTGTCCTTTGCAAGCCCGGAAAAGTACTGCTCCATGCCGTTCTCATCTTTGATGGCAAATTTACCAGTAATGAAGCGGCCGAAACTTGTGATTCTCTGCTGGCCATCGAGAACTTCGAGAGTGTGGGCAGTCGGCTTGTTGAAATATATGAGCCCGAGAGGGTAGCCCTTCAGTAATGACGTGATGACCGCAACATCTCTCTTACCGTCGGCGTAGATGTAATTGCGTTGATACTCGGGCTGAATTGTCAGCATGCCATCTAGGCCGTAAAGCCCTTTTCCTTCGAGCTGGTTGTAGACGAACCCGACAGAAATCTCTTTGACTGTGTATTGCTTCAATGATGTTCTCATTTGGCTGCTTTCGCGTGTCTTATGAAAATGCGTGAATACGCCGATTGAACGATGTGCCCATCTTCGTTGACGAAATAGTTTTTCTTGCCATCGTTGCCTTCGAGGTTCGGGTTCTCATTGGTCTTTCCGCCAGACGAACCAGTTGGCGTTCCATCTGGCTTCATTTCACGATATGAGTCGAATTTCTTGGTGTCTGGCACTCTGTCGTGGCATCCTCGCTGAGTGGAGCCTAAAATCTCAAACTGGTCCGGATTGTATTTATCAAGGAACGTAATGGGAACGCCCATTACGCCTTCATAGTCGCTCGGGATTGAACCGGTTGAAGGAATCTCAATAACGTCGTAGTTATCGTATTTCCGATAACCGAAACCTCTTACCTTTTTGTCTTTGCTGTACTTGATGTTGTCAGCCTCGGTCATCAAGGCCAAAGGTTGATGACGGCGACCGTGTTCAATGTTGCTATACCAGCGGATGCCTTTGACGCTGATGTACTTCTGTCCTTGATCGTCAATACGCCAACCAGCAGATTCCAAAGGATAGGAATCAGGAACGCGGAACTCTCTATCGCCCGATGTGATGCTCTGGCCAAGCCACAGTTTGTTTTCTTGAATAAGTGGGAAGACGCTCTTGTTAGTTGTAGCCGTCAAGTTGCCGATGATTACGAACTGTTTCTGAGCTTCAACAATCCAGGCCAGAAACTCACGAAACAGCGAAAAGGGTGGGTTGGTGATGATGATGTCCGCTTCATCTCGCAGTGCCCGAATCTCATCGCTTCGAAAATCTCCGTCGCCCTCTAAGTAAGTCCATTGAAGGTCTTCAACATTTATGACTGAATCACCATTAACGTCTTTTTGAAGCGTGAAGATTTTCCCATTTTCGTGAGTTTTAGATTCATCAAAGACGTCGCTTTCGATCTCAAAAAGCGTAGGTTGATAGGAAAGGTCGGTCGGTTTGCTATTTGGGGCGAAGCTGGTGCTGATAAGTTTTTTCAGACCAAAGGTCTGGAAGTTTTGAGCGAAGTATTTAGTGAAGTTTGACCACTCGGGGTCATCACAAGGAAGAAGAATTATCTTGCCATTGAAGACATCTGGGTTGTACTCCAGATAGGCATTCATTTCTTTTTCAATGTCTGCAAACTGGGTGTAGAACTCATCTTTCTTAGCTTTTTTGGCCGCGACAAGGTTCTCATTTGCCAAACTGTGCCCCCGTTCCGTCTACTAGGAGGTTACCAACATTATTTGGTTTTTTCCTTTGGCCAAAAGGTGCTCTTCATTAGGGGGCGGGAGCTTTTTTTGTGGCTACCGCTCCCAACCACACGCTTCTCCACAACTTTTGACAAAATGAATAAATTATTTGAAATTTTGCTAGAACTAGATCCCAATTCGCGAGCGCCTAACGGATAACGCAGCAATTAGCCAAAGGCTCCCGGCTTCATTAGAGGGTGGGGTAAATCTCTAGGACTTCTCGAAGCAACACCCATCAGCTTAGGTTTTCACGGACAAGGTCAGAATAAACAAAAAAGGCAAAGCCCCAGGCGACTCTCGCAAGAGTCACCCAGGGCTAATACCTTGCTAGTTGTTCGCTAGTCGAGTGGCGATCGATATGCGGGATTACGCTCTTGCTTTCTTCTAATCAGCTCTTCCAACTTGTTCTCACTCTTTACCTGAACGAACCCAAGTCGCGCTCGGTCGGTTGGCGTAAGCCCAAGCGTCGATAGATTGCTAACGATTGCCTTATCAAGCTCTCTTAGTCCAATCCTTAGCCGGGGCAGATCCGGGCTATCTTCAACTAGCTCGCGCAAGGTTGCCCGTTCCTCGATCTGGTCGCACACAATCCCTAATAAGAAAGTGTCGAGTTTATAACTAACCCAGGAACCCGCTTCAGTAAGAACTTGGTTCCATACCGACTTACCTAGTTCACCTAAGCCATCGGGTGGATCCGGGAACTCACCTTGGACTAGGGATCCCTTGAGGGTCGGGGAGATTACTCGATCAGCTCTCAACGTCCCCCTTAGCGCCTTTATCTCGTTTGGGGTTGCCTTACCTGTCATTGACCTAACCTCGCTTTCCAATTGGGCTTCACTTGCGGTTGCCCCTTGCGCTTGCGCCGCTTGAGTGCCTTACGCTGCGCCGCCTTGCGCTTATGAGTTGGGAAAGGTATTCCCGTCCACGTTCCGATAATGGCGCTCAAAATAAATCTCCGCCCGTCGGTTCCGTCGGTTCCGTCGGTTCCGTCGGTTCCGTCGGTTCCGTCGGTTCTAGGAGTGAGATGCCAAGCTGCCGCCAAATCGCCTTGAATTGGTTTGCGTGATAGCCGCGAGCACTATCTCCAACTCTTTGAGAATTGACACCAAATGCCCCGCTTAGTATTCGCCCAAGTCTTTGAGGGGTTAGATCCTTGCCATAAAAGCTAGAACTTGACCATTGATCCGGGTTCAACTTGACTAGCCTCGAAACCACGCTATTGGTTGCAATAAATCCTGATTCGGGCTTGTAAATTTCGAATAAATCTTTGGTTAGTTGAAGATTCACCGAGAGCTGAACGTCACCGCTCTCAGCTTGCTCTTTCCCGCTTTCTATGTCTGCCAGGATCAGCTCATCGACAACTTGCGACCAATCATCACCCGCGAGCGCCGCGATTCGTTTGAGGGGATACCACCGCTCTTTTAGGCGATTCACGCAACCGGGGGGAACGCTAGGGCGCGACTCTTTGACCATTTCGCGATAGTCACTAGTTACTGCCTCTATCTTTTCCGCCAATTCCTTAGCCGGGAGATCCAACAGCTCCCAATCACTAGGCTCGATTTTTCCGTCCCGATCAGGTAGTAACCGAATCACAATGCATCGTGACCTAGTGTCATCAGGTAATAGCGGAGTGTTCCCGGCAATTGCCACCGGGGAGAACGTCGGCATCTCCTCTACAACCCAATCATTTTTGGATTGAACAAGAACCGGACGGGTTGCGCCTTTTTTGTAGCCGCTGTTCAGAATTGCAATCAAATCATCGACACCTGGCTTTTTTGGGTTAAGAGCTCGGTCGGCTTCATCAATCAACAGGGTTCGAATTTCGTTTGCGGTAATTCTTGCAAGCATCGCCGAACTCGAAATAGCCGCCATTTGCGCCGGACGCCTGGTCAGCTTTCCCAAGTGCTCCAAAAGGGTAGTTTTGCCCGATCCTGGGACGGGGCTATCTATCAGCATTCTCGGGGTTGTATAAGTTTCCTCACACAACCAAGTGTGAATAGCCCAAAGAGCTATCACGTCGAGATCTCGATCGTGCATCACGAACACGTATTTAGAGAACCATTGTCTAGTTTCCCAAAGCAAGGCACCTAGGGAACCGACGGAACCGACGGAACCGACGGAACCGACGGAACCGACGCCATTATTCTCATTAGGACTTTGATTCATCATCGAAGCCCCCGAACATAGTTAGCTAACTGTTCCCAATCGCTTGACCAATCGGCGCTTGCGGGTGTTGCCGGATCCGATTCGAATTGCAAGCGCAAGTCAGATCGACACCAAGCAAAATCTAAATAAGTAAGAATCGGGAACCCAAAAGGAACCGGACGCATTTTCACGCGAACCCGAACATTTCTGCCCGGTGCCAAATCCCAAGTTGCTCGCCGTATTTGCTCGCGGGGATCGCCTAGTAATGGGTTGAGTTCTATCCAAACTACTGAACCAGCTTTATTTCCAGACACCGAACTCACCGCCTACATAAGGCGTAAGTAACGCTTGAACGTCTTGCTCTTGAACGCGAACTATCCGCGCGCCGATTCGTTCAGCTTTCAGTTGCTTTCGAGCTATGAGATTGCGAATAGTGTTCGGGTGAACTCCCAAGAGTTCCGCCGCTCGTTGGATTGTGATGCGCTTAGCGTCAAGTTCCGGTTGTTGTTTGATCGTGACACGTTGAATGTCATTATTTATTTTCATCTGTCCCTAGGGTGAGGGCGTGTTTCCACGCAAACCCTTAGGCGGCTCTTTGACTCTGACTATCCCCGGGTTCAATGACCCGAGCGCGACCTAAATGGGAGAGATAGTTCCTAAATTCTATTCTTGTTATTGGTTGTCATTTGATTTGATTGTCGGCGTGTCCCGTATTTGGGTTTTCCCAAGTTGACGAATCATAAAGGTCGAATCCGGTCGCATTATTTAGGTTGTTGATCATCATCTCAATCGTCCTAAAAAGCTTTTCTAGTTTGTCCCGGTTTTTGCTTTCTCTCTTGTTCGCGTTTCGGACTCGATCCATACCCAAGACAAAAGTTTTCACCTGAATCCTTATCTCCTTGAGAGCTTCCGCCGGGCAATTTTCAACCTCGAGAGCCTTGTCAATTTGGTCAACCATTCGTTCCCCGTTGTAGGCTCGCAAGTCCCTTCGGGTGTTGTCATTAGTGGCTTGCCACCAAGGGGGGATTACTTCTCTTGCTTGCAGCAT